TGGTAACTATTACAACAACCAAGCTAGAGGCTTGGGGATCTTCATGGCTAAAGGTGAAGTGTACCATCGTCGTCAGATGTTGAATGCTTACAAGATTGCTCACATGACAAGCATTACCTTTGCGAATACAAAAGGTGATCTGGTTTTAGCTGAAGCAATTGTTGAGCGTCTTGCTACGCTCTATGCAATCCAGAATACTTCTATTGATATGAAGACTCGTACTGCTAATGTAATGCGTCGTGAGCAAGCTGCTAATAGCCAAGATAATGGAATCATTGCTACTCTGAATACTCATACTGGTTTCAAAGCGAAATCTCTACGAGATCTATTCCATGGCAGTAAGATACATATGGTCAAAGGATATACTCATGAGACATTCGATCCAGCTGTAGATATTAAGATTGCTACCGCAGATGAGGCTGAGAATCTTGTAGGCTACACCCGTTCCCCTAAGCCATTACCTTTGGATCCGTATGATAAATCTCCAGATACGGCACCAGGGAAGCGTCTATATATGTACACTTCCTATCATGGTGAGGTGAATCAGTTCATGAAGGAAACCATGTCGCTTACTAATAAGTCTGCGAAGGGTACTAGCTTAGATGATATTTACTTTGCTCAGGATCATGATGGTATCTCTGCTCGTAAGGTAGCTCAAAATATCTATAACAGAGAAGATAGGGATGTAAAGAATCAGTTCCGATTTGCTGAGTATCAGGCTAAGCCTCAGAAGAATATGCTCCCTATCGTAAATGGTAGGGGTGAGGTGGTGAACTATCGCTATGTAATGAATGAGAACCAAAAGGATGAACTTCTGAAGAAGGACAACCGATTCGATATGATCTTGGGTCGTATGGATGCTTCTATCACTGACAAGATTGAATCTGACAAGATCAACCGTGAGATGATCCAATTACTTAAAGATGAGTATGATGATCTCCATGAGGAACACCCAGATCGATTTGTAGAGATCTCTGAGGATTCTCCTGATCCACAGATTGCAGAGATTGTGGCACTCCTGCCTGCTCAGGCCAAAGCAGATATTGGACGTATCTGGGGTAGGACTGTTACTCGTGATCAGGATGGGAAAGTTATCTCTGTGAAGAACAAGCCTATGTTTGTTCGGAGAGAGGTTCAAGATCTAGTATTTGGCTTCAGGAAGGCATCTCTCAGTAACCTCTTGAGTGCTAAGAACCCTAGAATGCGTCATTGGATCAAGGCATTTGAAAATGGCCTACAATCGCTTGTGAGAGTGTCGAAGCTAAATATTGTTATCAAGAATCCTATCGTTCTGACTGGCAATATCATGAGTAACTTCATGCTGAGCATTGCAAAAGGTGTGCCAATAGGCTTCATGCTGAAAGAGCAAGCTAATGCAGCTCGTGCATTAGTGAACTATCAGAATGAGATTGAGCAGAGAGATAAGTTGGTCAAGAAGTTAGAGATCACTAAGAACCTTACTCCTAGACAGAAGATAAACTTAGAGACTCGGATTGAGCAATTGAATGTCGAACTGAAGGCTAACCCAATCTCTGAGTTAGTGGATGAGGGCATCTTCCAAAGTATTATTGAAGATGTGGATGTGGAGGAGACAATTTACGGTTATAAAGGTAAGTTGATGACCGCTGCTGAACCTGTATTGAATAAGATCCCTGAAGTGATTCAGGATGTAGGTAAGCAACTGTATATGACTGATAGTACTTCAAGTTTCAAACTGATGTTGAAGACTACTCAGTATAGTGATTTTGTAGCCCGTTTTGCACTATACAAGTATCGTACAGTGGTACAGAAAGTACCTAAAGATCAAGCTTTAGTTGAGACTATTGAAGCTTTCATTAACTATGATGTTCCATCTGGTAAAGAGATGCAGTATGTTAATGATATGGGCTTCTTCATGTTTACTAAATTCTTATTCAGAATTCAGAAAATTATTGTAGGTCTTTATATTAAGTCCAATGATAAACAGAAGAGAGCATTAAGTAGTGCAACGCCAGCACCTGTAACTGCACTTACTTTGTATATGATGCAGCGAGTCTTCGGGAATATCTCCGATATCCCCGATTCCTCTCTTCTTGCTGGTAGTATTATGAATCGCGTCAATACACCTGTGCTTGGTACATTGGAGAGTGTTTTCACTGCTCCTGCAATAGATGCATTTGATGCTATCTAAATGGACTAGGCTTAGTATAGTGTTTTAACTGTTTTCTATATTTGTAGTATTCCATTCCTACATATATAGCAAATAATGCAATGAGTACTGCCGTTCCTACAAGAGCTAGGAACGGCATTAATACACACAGCGTTATGATAGCTAAAGTTAAACCAATAGATCTAAGCAGCTCCATTAATCTTCTTCTTTACCAAACAGAGATCCATCATCTTCTGTTTCAGTAATAGGAGCAGATATAGCGTTAGCACCTTCACTAATCATCTTTTGTGATTCTTCTTTATCGGTAATTACAACTTCAGCTTTGGCTCCATTTCCTTTGCGCCCAACACTAATAGTAATATCGATATCTTTTCCGACTGTGTCGAAACCAGATTTAGTTACATAGTTTTCAATAGCAGTTTTAATTTCACTATCATTTAATGAAATGTTCAATTTTCTTTCCTTTCTTCGTATAATTTATAAGCATAGTGAGCCACCATTAATGCATCAGATCTTCCATCCAGTAATCTACCCCTAGGGGTATGAAGTACAGCATCTGGATATGGTTCTTTACATAATGAAGCTACATCTTTCTTAATAGCGTTTTTATCTTCTTTAGAGTTCTTAGCAGTTACACCTACAGCTTTTTGCCAAGCTTTAGGTTGTACCTTATCTAATGAGATATTCAGAGCCTTAAATATCGTATGTGGTATTCCTACATTCCATCCAAATGTAAAATTGGATTTAGCACTCATTCCATACAGACTGTGTACATCTTCGATATACGCAGCTTTAATTTCATGATTTATTCGTAGGTGATTTACCCATTCTACAATTGCTCTAATTTCATCTGTGAAATCTATAAACTCTACTATCGGGACAGAAGGCTCAAGAGCACATATAGCACCCTTGGCCCCTGGATCTATTCCAATAAAAATATCAGACATTAACTTTGTCCGAAGAGACTCTCAGTTGGGGTAGCATCAGCTGTAGCTGCAGGAGTAGCATTACCATCATCACGAGGCTTAGGAATGTGACCATTCTTAGCTTCAGACTTATCACGAGTAATACCAGTGTTCTTCTCGCCCCACTTCTCGTAGAACGAAGCTTCCATTGCTTCAGCTTTGATTTCAGCAACAGTCAAGTGAGTCTTGGCATGGAATACTTTATCAATTTGGTTCATCTCACGAGTGAAACCAGAAGGTACATATACACCAGAGTCATTCTTAACATTAGAATCTTCAATGACTTTCAGAAGACCAATGGAGATCTCTTTACCCAGAAGTTGGGTAAGAACATCTTTATCCATTGGTATTTCTTTTTTCTGCTTGAAGTCATAGACTTTAACAGATTTGGTTTCAGGAGTCAGAGCACTGATCTCTTTACCAAATGCAAGTAGAGCAATGGAATTAATGGTATTAAATCCTGGGAGGTAATGACGCTCACCATTACGCTCGTAATAGTTCTTACAACCTTTAGCGGTACCAGAAGTAACATACTCAGTGATCTTAACTGTTTTCCCATCTTGGGTCTTCAGTGTCAGATTACAGTTCATGGCTCCACCACTGGATTTATCCATGTAGGCTAGATCGATAACAAAATCAACTAAACCAGATTCAAGTGGGCCATTCCCACCAAGGGTATCAGCTGCTTCTTTAATAGAAGCATCAGTTTGTAAATTTTCAAACATAGTATTTCCTTTTAATTATAATATTCATTGAGTCGTGTAAATACATTACTCAAATTGTTATCAATAAACAATTCTTTACGATCCCACAAACCTAACGCGGATCGAATCTTTTCACCAATGTTATCTACTGTGATACGAGTCTGGAAGACATATTTAAATCCATCTTCTTTTTCTTCATCAGTGATAACAAGCAGGTCATTTTCATGTTCTTCAAGTGAAGCAACAGTGACACGCTTAGTAGCAACAATGGTTGTATAATCAGCTTCAACACCAATCTTACCTACAGCACCCTTAACAGGTACTTTGGTTTCTACAATCATTTCTTTTTCATTATGAATATCAGCAGCATGTGCTAATACAGCATAGTTCTTAGTACCACCTTTAATGGCTTGCATAAAGGTATTGTAGAATTTGGAGTATTCACCCCAACCACCCATTGTATCTAAGTTGCCTTTAGCATTTCGATGGGTAGCTACATACTGACGTTCAAATTGATTCATTAGAGCTGTGACTGTATCTAGTACAGCACTATCCAATGCATCAGTTTCTTCAATCTGTCGAATAGCTTCCGTAATTAATTTTGGATCTACTAGGTCAACATTTTGAAATTTACTTTTAAAAGGTAGAGCTTTCAAGTCAGCATTCAAATAAGCAATGCGTTCTTGATCACTCATATGCATTAGTGATGTAGTCTTACCTGTAGCAGGTACTCCCATTACTAGTACAATATTTTTGTTATTCAGATCTGACATACTAATTAATCTCCAGTATCTCTTTTAGCAATGGCCCTCATTGCTGATAAGAGAATAGTATTCTTAATCTCATCATCACCTAAAGGCTCATTAAGTTTTGTATTAAAGTGAGTGATATGGTCACA